GCAGACCCTGCGTTCGATCTACGGTTCGCTGTGCGACATCGGGGAATTCGACCTGATCGTCTCCTTCGCCAATCCGTTGGCATCGGACGACTGGACGACGACATCAGTCGTTTTGAAGGGCTGCATTTTCGACGAGGATGCCATGGAGTCGCAGCAGGACGACACGAACATTACGCATGAGTTCCAACTCCATCCCTTCGACATTCAGATCGGCAATGCATCGGCCTGATTCCATCATATTGCAGACGGAAGAATAGAACCGCTGCGTACGGAAATAAACATATCCTTGTACGACGTCTATTCTTCCATACACCAAACCATGACATGATATGGAAGAGAAAAGTTTGACACTGGAACAGCTTTCCGCGATCCGTGAGAAGGCTGCGGCACTGAAATCCGAGAAGAAGCTGCGCAAGATCTGCCCGATGGTGGTCTTCGGGGATAAGGAGTGCGAGGAGAAGGAGTTCTACGTAGCCTATATGGCCGAGCCTACGTTCCCGCAGTTCTCGAAATTCATGGCCGCGTCGAAGAAGGACGAGGTCACGGCCATGCGTACGCTTGCCCGCGACTGTTTCATCGACGGGGACAAAGAACTCGTAGACAACGACTCACTGTTCTTGTTCGGCCTTATGGGCCAGCTTTCGGAACTTATCCATACGCCACTACTTCCCCGGGGTCGATCTGGACGCCATGAGCGACGAGGAGTTCGCCTCGCTCTCAGAGGAGGCTCTCTGGCTGCACGAGCAGTTTATGGTCCACAATTCCGCACGGGCACTCTTCGCGCCGCCCGCCGTCTGATCCATGTTTCGTAGCCTGCGGACATTCCTGCCCGCAGGCTTTTTTTCGTGTCTGCAAGCTTCGTAATCAATCGTTCGTCCGGCACTCTATTCTTCGGAAAAAATCTAACCGCGCCGCCATGTCCGACCAGACTTATAACGTCAAATACAACATCGAAGTCGAGTCGACCGAAGCCACGCGGCAGCTTGGAAATTTCACCGCTGCCGTGGAGGCTCTCTCGAAGTTCAAGGGAGACATGTCGGGTGCCGTGGAGAATGTCCAGAATGCTCTCAAGGCCATCGACAAGGCGTTGTGCACGGACCCTTCCGGCAAAGGTCGCAAGTATAATTACAAGTTCAACATAGACACGAAGTATGGTGAAGCCAAACTGGGGCGCATCGTCACGGCTTTGACCACCATCGAGAATAAAAGCAAGGGCATAAACCTTGTGGTGAACCCCGGCAAGGCATTCAACAGCAAGGCCGTACAGAAAAACGCTGCGGAGATCATCCGTCATTCGCAGGAGGTATTCCGCAACCTATCGAGCACGACATACACCACACAGACGTCGCTCACGCGTTCGCTGGGCAAGATCAACTCGGCGCTGTCGCATCTGGAGCGCAGCCGCGAGCTGAACATACAGACCGACGTTGCCAAGGGGCGCCTCGAGGAGATCCTCGCGCTGCTAGGACAGGTGCGCACGGCAGCCGCTGCAGCCATGCCGCTGGGTAGGACTATCGTACAACGTGCGGCAAAGGAAAAAGCGTCCCAGCCTCAGACCACGACGCAAGCATTCCTGTTGCCTCCGAGGGTGCAGGAGCAGTTGCGAGCCGTGCTTCCCCGTGCCATTCCCGTTCCGGACGGCAAGGAGTCCGCCGCGGCGCAAAAGCGGGCCGCAGCCGAAGCGGAGCGTACCCGCAAGGCTGCGGAGAAGAGCCTGCGGCAACAGAACGTGGAGACTGTGCGGGGACTGCTGCGCCAGCAGACTTTCGCAGGCAACATCTCGAACAGCCGCCAGAGGGCTGCCATCAACCGTCTGCAATACTCGCGGACCCCGTCGCTGCAGGGTGTGCTGCCTTTCGCCTACATGCTTAATGGCTACATGCTTTACAGCACGATGCGAAAAGAGCTCCTCGACGCCGTGGA